GTAGCCGCCGAGATTTGCCGCGCGCTGGAGCCACCGACGTGACCACCCCGCCGAGATGATCCCGTGGCTCTGACTCTGACGCCGCGGGAGGCCGTTGGCGCGCTGGCGTTGCTGATCGTGTTGGCGATGGCTGCGGCTGCGTGGTGTGCGTGGCAGCAGGGCAAGGACATCGGCGACCTGTGGGACGAGAACACGGACCTGATCGCCGAGGTTGAGGAGTTGCGCGCCGATCACGAGGCGTTGCAGGAGAAGGTGGCGGGGATCGTCGACTACCTGTGGGATTTGGCCGGCTACCAGCAACCCGAACTTGTGCCCGGCGATGACACACCGACGACTGTGCTGATCGTGCAGCCCGACACCGACATTGCGCACCCTGCTGACACGTTCGCTCGGAAGGTGGCGCTGCTGCACAAGCGGCCCGAGTCCGAGGGCAGGCATAGGCGTGAAGGTGGCGGGAAGAGTGTGCCCGAGTTGTTGGCTGAGGCTGGGCTGGAACCGTCGTGACTGAGGTCGGGCAGATGAGCGCGCTGAACGATCTGCTCGCGCACCCTTTCGACGAGGCACTGCACCGATACCGCTCGCTGCCGTGGCCCTGGCTGTTCGGGGTGCCGCTGCCCACCACAACCTCGTGCGGCACGGTCAGTCGGGCGGCCAGTCAATGCGCCGACGCGGTCAAGCGGGCACGCAACACGGCACGCCAGCAGCTCGAGCACCTCACCGACGCCGACGTGCTGTGGCTGCTGGTTATGGGTTGGCGTCCTTAGCCTTGTCACACCTGCTGATTGGCTGTCCCTACACCGATCCAAGGGGGACGTCGTGCAGGTGCTCATCTTCATTGCGGGGGCGTGGCTGCTGCTGATCCGTGCCGTCGCTGATGCGGTATTCGGGCCACGGGTGGTGCAGTCGTGAGCGAGGTTTCCGTCGAGCCGACTTGCTATGAGGTGACGGCCTATCCGTTCCACGACATTAACCGCAGCCTCTTCGTCATCACGGTCGAACGTCGCGCTGAGAACTCTTGGGCCGTTCTTCTGCGCGGCTCCCAGTGCTGGAATCGGCGCACCAAGGCCTGGGACTACGAGCCGAGTCCATCGTCGCGCACCGACGCCTTCAAGCGCACGCACAGGTTCCGGCTCGACCAGGCGCTTGAGATCGCTCGCAAGGTGGCTCCGACACTTTCTGTCATGGGACTGACCGTCGATCAGGCTGCGAGCGATGCACGTGATCGGGCCGCATCGTGACCCCCGCCGCCTGCTGGACTGCTGGGCTGCTGTGCGGATTCGTCGCCGCCTGGGTGTCGCTGCTGGTTTACGAGACGGTCGGGGATTGCTGCCCACATGAGCTGGGTGACTGATGCGGCTGAACGTCTACTGGCGCGGGCGAGATGTCATCGATGTAGAAGTGCACCTGTGGCGAAAGCGCGACGACGACGAGCAGCCTGATCCGCCGAAGTTGGAGGCATCGGGTGGTGGGCAGGTTGAGCGCGCTGACCACTTCGGTGATCCGGATACCGCGGTGTCATTTGGCTTCTGAGCGGCTGTCACATGGGGCGGGATCGTTGTTGGTATGAGCGAACCTTCCGCACGTCAAGTGCTCGCCCGCCTCGCAGCAGCCAATCCGGGCACATGCAACTGCGGCCATGAGTCGAACGTTCACGGCTTTGGTAGCGGTGAGTGCTGGACATGCGCTTGGGACGACGACCGCCCGGATTGCGACCACTTCCAGGCGACCAAGTGACCGCCGCCGCGCCTTTGCCACAGCCTGAGATTCCTGCGACCGCCGCGATGTTGGGGCATGTCATTCGGTATCCGGTGACCATCAAGTACGCGCTCGAGTACAGGGCGGCGTGCCACTGCCATTACTGGGATCTGCTGGATACTGCTGAGGCGATGCTGGCGCTTGGGCGGAAGTGGTGAGCGGCGTGTGCCCGTCGTGCGGCGCCGAGCAGCCCGAGAGCCTGCTGTGTCACGACGACACGTCGGCTGTCGAGACCATGTTCGCTGCGGTGCCCCAACTGGTTGACGAGCTCCAGGTCGCTATCAACAAGCAGGCCAAAGTGGGTAGCGGAGGAAAAGCCGGCAAAGGTTCGGCGCATGAGCGCAGCCCCGTCAACTGGGGCGCGGTGGCTGTACGGGATGCACTGCTCGTTGAGTTCGCACTGTGGGGCTCGGACATCGACGCGATCCGCAAGCACCCACAGGCCGCCGAGATCGTGTCTGGCATCGGCAGGGTGGTCAAGAACGCCTATCGGTGCATCGACCGGATGCGCGACCGTCAGTACCTCGGCCAGTGCTTGCACTCAGAGGATGGGCTGATCTGCCATGCCGAGGTGTGGGTCAAGCCTGACGCCCGACAGGTGGTGTGCAGCCAGTGCGAGACGGTCCATGACGTTCCTGCTCGACGTGCCGCGCTGCTCGATGAGGCCGAAGACCTGATCGTCACCCCGAAGGAAGCGAGCAGCTACATAGGCGAGGTGGGCGGCATCAAGGTCGGGCAGCAGCAGATCCGCAACTATGTGGATCGCAAACGCATTACCAAGCGACCGTCGGCTGCGGGCGTGATGCTGCTGCGAATGGGTGACCTGCTCGACATCCTGCGAAACGACGCGGCGACACGCGACGTGCGCGCGAGTTGACTTAGCGTCACGAACCTGTGAGTATGCGAGATGTCGCTGACGAAGCGACCCCAAAGCCCGCCGAGCCCAGTTGCTTAGCGGGCTTTCGCGCGTCTTGAGCCGCGCACACGGCCCGTCGACTTGGCCAGCGAATGATTCGCGAATGATGCGACGGCGATGCCCGAGCGCCAATCCTTCGGGCACACACTTCGCCGAGGCAGGTGAGCACGCATGGCCGAGCCGCTCATCCTCTGCCCGTGCTCGCTCGCCTTCCACGTCCTCGACGTTGACGGGCCAAGCGGGACACAGACCGCGTACGTCTGCGAACACTGCGACGACGTGTGCGATGACGGGCCGCGATGTGCGCTGTGCCAGACGCTGAGTCGGGCGAGTACGGCTGAGCCTGGCTGACTCATGGCAAGGAACAACAGCAGGGCGATCCAAGCCCAGCACAAACGCATCCTCGCTGCCACGCCCATCTGTCACATCTGCGGCGAGCCCATCGACCTGACGCTCAAGAACCCAGACCCGATGGCCGGCGTTGTTGACCACGTGATCCCGCTCGCCAAGCGTCCCGACCTCGACGTGCCAAGCAACAAGCGATCAGCGCATCGACGGTGCAATCGGGATAAGTCAGACAAAGAGTTCGGCCGAGTAATCCGACGATCCGGGTCACTCAAGCGATAGACTGAAGTGTGCCGCGAAAGCCTGATCTTCCTTGTGCTGATTGCGGAAAGCTCATGTGGCGCGGCACCACTTCGCTACCTCAAGGCCAAGCCCGTTGCAATCCATGCCGCGCCTCAAGGCACGGGACGCAGCGGAAGTACAAGGCCGGCTGTCGATGCGACCAGTGCAGGGCGCGAGTCACCGAGTTGGCCCGCGTCACCCGTGCGAACTACAGGGCCAAGCATGGTGTCAGCTATCGCACCCTGTTTAAGACTAAGCCTGAGCAGTACGGCGACAGGCATCGAAGACGCGACGCTGCAAGACGGGCCCGCAAGACTGGCGCCACGGTCGAGTCCTTCACTCATGCCGAGATCTTCGAGCGTGATGCGTGGATGTGCGGCATCTGCTCAGAGCCAGTCGACCAAGCACTGGCCTACCCGCACCCTCGGTCGTCCTCGCTCGATCACATCGTTCCGCTATCGCTCGACGGCGAGCACAGTCGCGCGAACACGAGGCTTGCGCACCTCGACTGCAACAAGCGACGCGGCGCGCGAGTCGACGACGAGTCCGCGGCCTGACGGGTGCGGGGCGTCCCCCTCCCCCGCCGAACTTGAACACCTCCGGGATAGGCCCGGTCTATTCGCAGCGTTTTTTCGCAGGGGGTGACTTGTGGTCCGCAAGTCACCCCTTCGGTCTGTGACCGCTGACGAGGTGCCTGACCGGCCCGTTTCCGTGTCTGGCGCGGTCCTGACCGGCTCCCCGCGTGACGTGAACATCGCCATGCAGGACCGGATCGCCAAGGCTATCGACGCCGAAGACATCCGGGGTGCCGACCTGGCTGCTCTGTCCCGCCGGCTGCACGAGCTCAGAAAAGAGCTGGCGGCGATGGACACGCAGGCCAAGGAGGCTGTTGAGGATGACTCCGTCAGTGACGGCGCCTGGGAGGCTATCTGAGGTAGCGCGCCGCCTGGTCTTGCCGACCGGGCTGGCGTCTACTGAGTGGCCGGCGATCAAGGCCCGAACGCGCATGATGGGCGTTCAGTTCGACCAGTGGCAGGCGGATCTGGTCCGCGGCGCGCTAGGAAAGCGCAAAGACGGCAAGTACGCGGCCACTGTCGGCGGCGTGGTGTGGAGCCTTCCGCGTCAGGTCGGTAAGACGTTCACCGTCGGCGCACTCTTGTTCGCCTACTGCATTGAGCACCCGGGCTCGCTCGTCCTCTGGACCGCACACCACACGCGGACGTCGGGCGAGACTTTCCGCTCGATGCAGGGCATGGCGATGAAGCCACGCGTCGCGCCGTTCGTGGAGAACGTCTACACGGGGTCGGGCACCGAGTCGGTCGTCTTCAAGAACGGGTCGCGCATCCTGTTCGGTGCCCGCGACCAGGGCTTCGGGCTGGGCTTCGCTGCGGTCGACGTGATTGTCTTCGATGAAGCGCAGCTGTTGTCGGATCGCACGCGCATGGACATGGTCCCGGCTACTAACCGGGCGCATAACCCGGCTGGTGCCCTGCTGTTCTACATCGGCACGCCGCCGCGGCCCGAGAATGGCGCCAAGGGTGAGGCGTTTGCGACGCTACGGGCGGACGCGCTCGAAGGTGACAACGACACCTTCTTCGTCGAGCTGTCTGCGGACCCCGACGCCGATCCCGACGACCGCGAGCAGTGGGCGAAGGCCAACCCCTCGTACCCGACGCACACGCCGATCGAGTCCATGCTCCGGATGCGCAAGCACCTCGGATCGGATGAGGCGTGGAAGCGTGAGGCTCTAGGCATCTGGGATGCCGTGCAGGGTCACGGCGTTCTGCCCGCCCCGTCATGGAAAGACGCGGAGGACGAGACGTCGATTGCGGCGGATCGCTTCGCCCTCGGCGTCGAGTGCGGCCCTGATCTTGCCTATGCCTCGGTATCACTGGCCGGCCAGCGCGTAGACGCTGACTGGCACTTCGAGTTGGACGACGACCAGCACACACGCGGCGCTGGCGTCGCGTGGTTGGTGTCTCACGTCGAAGAGCTGGTGACTGCCAACCCGCAGATCCGGGCGGTGATGGTCGACATCTTCGGGCCGATCAAGGCGCTGCTTGAGCAGCGCCCCGATGGTCGCTGGTTCTTCAAGGGAACGAAGGTCGAGGTCACCCCGATCAAGGTGGCCGATCTGGGCGTCGCATGTTCCCGCGTGCTTGACGGCATCGTGACCGGGGGCCTGCACCACATCGGGCAGCCGCAGTTCACCGCGGCGGCCCTGTCTGCCGGTAAGCGCCCACTGGGCGATACGGGCATGTGGGTGTGGTCGCGGAAACTCGCCACCTCTGACATCACGCCGATCCAAGCGGCGACTCTGGCGCTTGCTGGGGCTCAGAACTCGACGGTCAAGAAGCCGTCCCGTAGCGGCAGAGGAAGGGTGGCAACGGTCCTATGACGTCACCCGAGCGCCTGTCTCTGCTGAACGCCCCGGATGACGTCAACCGCACTCTCGGGATGCTTTCGGAGGAGCTCGAGGCGAAGCAGGCTCGGAACCTGCTGCGCGCCTCCTACTACGACGGCAAGCGCGCTGTCCGCCAGGTGGGGACGATCATCCCGCCGCAGTATTACCGGCTGGCGATTGTGCTGGGCTGGTCGGCGAAGGCTGTGGATCTGCTGGCTCGCCGCTGCAACCTCGACGGGTTCGTGTGGCCCGACGGCGACCTGAACAGTCTCGGTCTGGGCGAGCTCGCCGAGGCCAACCGGCTGAAGTCCCGCATCAACTCGGCGCTGATCGCTTCGTTGCAGCACGGTCCCGCGTTTCTGATCAACACGCGCGGTGATGAGTCGGCCGGCGAGTCTGCGTCGCTGATCCATGTCAAGGACGCCCTGAGCGCGACGGGCGAGTGGAACAGCCGCCGGCAGCGCCTCGACAACCTGCTGTCGATCACGGGCCGCGACAAGGAAGGCAAGACCACCTCGTTCGCGCTTTACCTGGACGGCGTCACGTACGACGCGGTCAAGGACAACGGCAAGTGGTCCTGGGAGCGTTCGGAGCACCCGTGGGGCGTTCCGGCTGAGGCGCTGCCTTACCGCCCGGATGAGCGCCGCCCGCTTGGCCGGTCGCGGATCTCCAGGTCGGTGATGAGCCTGCACGACCAGGGACTGCGTGCGGTGATCCGCCTCGAGGGTCACATGGACGTCTACAGCTTCCCCGAGATGTGGATGCTGGGCGCGGACGAGTCGATCTTCAAGAACCCTGACGGCAGCCAAAAGGCGTCGTGGCAGGTGATGCTGGGGCGGATCAAGGGCATCCCGGATGACGAGGAAGCCACGAACCCGCGTGCCGACGTGAAGCAGTTCCCGGCGTCATCTCCGGCCCCTCATCTGGCGCAGCTCAACGCGCTGGCGAAGATGTTCGCTCGTGAGGCGAGCCTGCCTGATACGTCGGTGGCGATCACGGACATTGCGAACCCGACGTCGGCTGATGCCTACGACGCGTCGCAGAACGAGTTGATCGCCGAGGCTGAGGGTGCTACCGACGACTGGACTCCCCCGTTGTGTCGCGCTGTGGTGCGGGGGCTGGCGATCCAGAACCAGGATGCCGGGCTCCTCCAGGCAATGCCCACGTTCGACGCGAAGTGGCGCTCGCCGCGGTTCCTGTCGCGGGCGCAGATGGCCGATTCGGGCCAGAAGACGATCGCGTCGGTGCCGTGGCTTGCTGAGACCGAGGTCGGTCTCGAGCTACTGGGCTTGACGGAGCAGCAGATCGACCGGGCGATGGCCGACCGTCGCCGCATGGGCGGGTCGGCTGCCCTTCGTCAGATCGCGGAGGTCGCCGCTGCTCGGCAGGTGAACGGTGACGGCCCCGCCGCTTGATCCGGTTCGCGCCGACCTGGAGTTCCTGTTGGCCGAGGCTGCTGCGGACCTGGGCGCCGCCTGGGTGACGGGTACGGCCGAAGAGGTGCGGGACGCCCTGGAGGCCGCCCTGCCCGATCTGGTGGCGCTGTACGGGCCTGCTGCTGGTGCGCTGGCTGCGGATTGGTACGACGAGGCGCGCGAGGCAGCCAGTGTGGCCGGTCGTTTTCGGGCGATCGTCGCTGAGCTGCCGGACATGGGCGCGATTGAGGCTCTCGCCGGCTGGGGTGCGGGCCCGCTGTTTCAGGCTGAGCCGGATGTGCTGGCTGCCCGTTCGCAGGTCGAGGGTGGCTTGCAGAAGATCGTCGGCGACATGCACCGGGACACGGTGATCCGTTCTCTGGCGGCCGATCCGGGCGCTAAGGGCTGGTCTCGGCAGACGACCGGTAAATCGTGCAATTTCTGCATAGCCATCGCCGCCAGGGGTGCGGTTTATTCGGCCCGGACTGCCAACTTTGCGTCGCATAATTATTGCGATTGCATATGTGTGCCGGCCTTTGGCGGTGACCCGCGCCCGGTGCTGCCGTACACGCCCGCCGATAAGTTCCGAACGCAGAAGCAGCGCGACGCCAACAACGCGCGCATCCGCGAATGGCTGTCCTCCGTAGAGGGCTAGCCAAGATCTTCCCCGCCTCTAGCGGGGTCACGCCCACGCGCAGCGGTCAATGCGCGGTTGATGGAGGAACAGCATGTCCGAGCCGATTGAGTCGACTCCCGTATTGCAGCCCAACGACGGCGGAGCACCGAGCGGGTTCACGCCACCCGCAAGTCAGGAGGAACTGAACCGGATCATCGGCGACCGAGTCTCGCGTGAGCGGGCGAAGTTCGCCGACTACTCCGATCTCCAGGCGAAGGCTGCGCGAACGGACGAACTCGAAGGCAAGGCAACGGAGGCCGAGGCTGCGATCGCTGAGGTGCCGAGCAAGGTGGCCGCAGAGCTGCGGACTCACCTGGTGGCGCTTCACAAGATCGAAGCCGACGACGCCGACCTGTTCCTCACCGCAACCGACCCGACTCTCCTGCTCAAGCAGGTCGAGCGGCTGGTCGGCCGCTCCACCAAGCAGGGCAACCACGTCCCCCGCGAGGGGGCACCTCCCCCTCACGCCGCCGAGTCCGATGAGCGCGCCGCTGTGCGCAACCTCTTCGGTACCGGCGGCTAACCCGAAAGGCAAACCCCCATGGCCGTCTTTGGCACCGCCGAGGCCCAGGTCCTGATGCCGCGAAACATCGCAGACGGCATGGTGACCGACACCCGGACCAACTCCACCGTCGCTGCACTGTCGGGCCGCGAGCCCATGCGGTTCGGCAACACCGACATCATCACGTTCAACGACTTCCCGAAGGCTGAGTTCGTCGGAGAGGGCGCCGACAAGGCGTCCACCACCGGCGGGTTCGACAGCGTGACCGCGACGCCGAAGAAGGCTCAGGTCACGATGCGGTTCAACGAGGAAGTTCAGTGGGCCGACGAGGACTACCAGCTCGGCATCTTCCGTGAGCTCGGCGCTGCTGGTGCGCTGGCTCTCGGTCGCGCTCTGGACCTCGGCCTGTACCACCGGATCAACCCGCTGACGGGCGCTGTGATCTCCGGGTGGACCAACTACCTGACTGCCACGACGCGCAGCGTTGAGGCGGCCGGCAACCCGGAGACCGAGATCGAAGCCGCTGTCGGCCTCCTGATCGGCGCCCAGAAGGCGGTCACCGGTATCGCGTTCGACCCGTCCTACTCCTGGACGATCGCCACCGCTCGGTACGCCGACGGTCGCAAGAAGTACCCGGAGCTGGGCTTCGGCACCAACCTCACCAACTTCGAGGGCCTCCAGGCATCCGTCGGTGACACGGTGTCCGGTCGCCCCGAGGCCACCGACACCAAGGTCCGCGGCATCGTCGGCGACTTCCGCAGCGGCATCCGTTGGGGCGTCCAGCGCGACATTCCCGTCGAGCTGATCCGCTTCGGTGACCCGGACGGCCAGGGCGACCTCAAGCGCAAGAACCAGATCGCCATGCGCCTGGAGATCGTCTACGGGTGGTACGTCTTCACCGACCGCTTCGCCAAGATCGTGGACGCCGTCTGATGGCTGAACTCGACTACCGCGGCGTGAAGGTGTCGGTGCCCGACGAGCTGGCCGAGCGCCTCCCGTCGGACTACAAGGCCGTCTCCGGGGAGAGCAAGGCCCCGGCCAAGCGCACCCCCAGCAAGTAGAGGAGTGACCCGTGGCCGCCACGTTCCTGTCGACTGAAGACCTCGTGCCCTTCGCCGAAATTCCTACGGCGAAGGCTCAGGCCATGATCGACGACGCTCTGGCGTTGGCGGCCCGGGTTGCCCCCTGCATCATGGAGGCTGGTTTCGCTCACGAGGGGGCGGCGCGTGCGATCCTGCGGCGCGTCGTGCTCCGCTGGAACGACCAGGGCTCGGGTGCGCTTATGACCGAGACCGTGGACGACTACTCGGGCACCACCGACAGTCGGCAGCCGTCGAAGAACCTGTTTTGGCCGTCGGAGATCACGCAGCTCCAGGAGTTGTGCAAGACCGACGGGCCTGCTGGTGCGTTCAGCGTGGACACGGTGGGCGCGGAGGTTGAGCAGCACGCGGACATCTGTGCGCTGCGGTTCGGGGCTCTTTACTGCTCGTGCGGTGCGGTGTTGACGATGAACCTGCCGCTGTACGAGAACCTGTGACCGCGCAGGCAGCGGCTGAGCGTGGCCGTCGTCTAGCTGAGTCGCTGATGACCGCTACGTGCACGATCCGCGGCGAGGCGGCTGGTGAGCCGACGACGGACCCGGAGTCGGGCAAGGTCACCCCGGCCGAGGGTGCGCTGGTCTACTCGGGTCGCTGTCGAGTTCGCCCCGCTGGCACGCAGGCGGACGCGCGCGAGATGGGTGGCGCGGAGACGTTCATCTTCGACTTCGTGGTGTCGGTGCCGTTTGCCGTCGACGGCGTGGTCGAGGGCATGACGTGCCGCGTCGACGCCTCCCCTGACCCGGCGCTGGTCGGCCTCGAGTTAGAGATCGAGCAGGTCGCCCGCGGGGACCACATCACCGCTCGCCGCCTCGCCTGCAAGGAGGTGTCGTGATGGTGGACACCCCGCTGACGATGGCGGCGTCGCTTCTCGCCGCTGGCGCGAAGGTCGAGCTCGGAACGCGCGCGGAAATCCAGGTCGCATCGCGGAAGGTGCGCGACAAGGGTCGCGCGAACTCCGTGGTGTCGTCGGGTAGGTCTGCGGCCCAGGCGCCCTCAACGATCACCTACGAGACCGGCTATCAGGGCCTGACCGCATACGGCGAGATCGGCTACGAGGCGCGCGGCCAGGGCAACATCGGGCACATTCTCGAGCGGGGCCGCGAGTACGGCAATGTGCGCAGCGCTCCTCACCGCGACTTGGGCCGAGCGCTGGACGAGGTCGAGGACTCGTTCCCCGACTCGATCGCCGTCATCGGCGTCAAGGCGATCGACTGATGACTGCGCTGACCGCAGCCATCGTGACTGCGCTTGCCGATCAGAGTCTTTCGGTCGGTGTCGGCAGGCAGCCGGCGCACGAATCCGATGAGCCGTTCGTGGTGATCTGGCCTGACTCCGGTCGCCACTCCGCGGTGACGATGAAGGCCAACGACGGCCTCGCCGAGACGTGGACGTGTCACTGCTACGGGCTCACCCCTGAGTCGGCGCAGGTTGCTGTGCGCAAGCTGACGGCGGCGATCTACGGGCTGCATCGGCAGACGATCGGTGGCCGTCTCGTTCAGTGGCCGGAGCAGTTGTCCGCGGTGCCGCTCGACATCGACCGCGACGCCCAGCCGCACCTGTACGACCTGACCGTGGAATGGCGGCTGCGCACTTCCCTCGCCTGACACATCCCTGCACCTGTCCCCGCCGGATTCGCCGTCGGGGCGTTCGTCATGCCCATCGCACGAAAGGGGACGGCTGTGGCCGATTCCACCGAGTTCGTCACCATCCGCCATCCCCGAACGCTCGTGGAGAAGACGGTCGCCAAGTCGGCGACCCGCTTCTTCCCCGACTACGACGTGCTCGACAAGTCGGGCCGTAAGTCCTCGCACCAGCCCGCCACCCCCACCACCCCGAAGGAGTCCTGACCGTGGCTGACCTTGGTTTCGACGGCATGGTCAAGGTGTCTTTCGTGGACACCCTGGCTGACATCGCCGCCCCGTCCGCTGCCGCACTGACCGCTGGCGTTTCCCTTGAGGGGCGTCTCACTGCGGATGGCCTGACCACTGGCGGTGAGACGGCGGAGGTGGACACCTCCAAGCTGAACTCGACCTCCAACTCTGCCGTGGTCGGTCGCCGCACGTTCACCGTCGGCGTCAAGTACGTGCGCGGTGACGACGAGGAGGCCGTGGAGGTTGAGGAGGCGCTGGTGTACGGCGCCCGCGGGTTCCTGTGTGTTCGCCGCGACATGGCTTCCTCGGTCGCTTGGGCCGCAAGCCAGAAGGTCGAGGTGTACCCGGTGCAGGTGCGCCAGCCGAACCCGGACGCGCCTGCTGCGAATGCGCTCCAGGCGGTCGACGTGCCGATGGTCGTCACCTCGGAGCCCAAGGGCTACGGCGACCCTGCCACCGTCGCCGCGTAAGCACCCCTGATCGGCGTCGGGCGGGTTCCTGGGATGGTCCGCCCGACGCCTTCATCCCAACTTCATCCCAGACCATCCCAGGAGGAACTGTGAGCGAGCAGCGCGTGTGGTGGATTGGCCTCGGCGACGACCAGAGCCGCGACTTTCATGAGGCGACTCTGACTTGGGTCAGGGGGCTCGGGCTGGTCCCAGAAGACCTTCTGCCCGAAGCGGAAGTCATTGAGCGCGACGGCACCTTCGAGTTCCACGCCGATCAGGTGGTGCGGGACGAGGCGGGCAAGCCGCAGAGAGCGTTTGGTGGCGCAGGGCTGCTTACTCGTTCCGTCGTCCTCCAGGTCAAGCCGAACACGTGGCCGACCATGCCTGAGCGGGAGGTCGCCCGATGAGCGTGAACATCGACGACCTGATCGGCCGGGTGAAGATGCCCGTCCGGTCGGTCACCATCTGCCTCGACGGCGATCTTCAGGCCGAGCACGACGAACTGACTGCGGAACTCGAACTTGTCCGCCGCGAGAACCCCGCCAAGATGGGCGACACCTCCGAAGGCAAGCAGATCGCTGACCGCATCGGCGAGATCGAAGCCGAGATGCGGAAGTCGGAGCAGACGTTCAAGTTCAAGGGCCTCAACAAGAACGCCCTCAACGTCCTCTACAAGCGGTTCCCGCCGAAGAAGGACAGCAACCAGACCTGGGACATCGACGCGGGCGCCTTCGCGCTGCTGGCAGCGGCGGCGGTCGAGCCAACGATGAGCGAAGATCAGGCCAAGGGGCTCATCGACGCCATCTCATACGGGCAGGTCGACAAGCTCGTCGGCTGCGCGTGGGTCGCCAGCACGGGGAGCACCGCCACCCCTTTGTCCGCACGCGCCTCCGAGCTTCGCGGGAAGAACTCCTAGAAGCACGCGAGGCGCGGGCCTATGGCTGGCCGCGCTCGATCCTGCTGGGCCGGCCGATGCCGCAGCCTGGCGAGCCACTGTTCACCGACGAGGACACCGCCTACGCGATCGCCCTCGCCGAGGAGGAAGCGGCCACCTGTTCGTCGTGTGGGCTGCTCAAGGTGGTGTGCCGCGACCCCGAGTACCAGTTCGCGTTCGAGGTGCACGAGGAGCAGTGCCACGCGACTTACGCGCTGGCGGACCGCCAAAGAACATGGCAGGACCGACCAGAGGTTCAGAAAGTCGCCACGCAGCTGTCGGCGAGGTTCCGCGAGGGCAAGCAGCCGCCGATTGACGTGGGTCTCGAGCTAGCCGACCAGGCCGATGAGCCAGATGCCGGCAGTGACGAGGCCTAGGACGAACAAGAACATCAGGACCCAGTTCATGTTCTCGAGCGCCTTCGTCTGCCTCTCGGCGTGAGCCAGTAGCGCCTGCTCTGCCGTTTCCCCCTGCTCAGTCATAGCGCAGCACGCTACAACCAATTGGACGGGGGACGCATGGCGAATCGCACTGTCTCCGTCAGGTTGCAGGCCGAGATCGGTCAGTACGTCTCGAGCATGTCGAAGGCTTCGGCCGCGACGATGCGTCTCGGGGACGATGCGACGGCCAGCAGCGCGAAGGCGAACCGCGGTTTCGACATGGCGGGCAAGGGCGCGCTGCTCCTTGGTGGCGCGGTAGTTGCCGGCTTGGGTCTCGCCGTAAGTGCGTCGATGAAGTTCGAGAAGGCGATGTCCGCCGCCTCTGCCGCGACTCAGCAGAGCGGCGCCGCGCTTGATGATCTGCGCGACGCCGCCATGAAGGCGGGCGCCGACACGCAGTATTCGGCGACTGAGGCTGCCGACGCCATCACCGAGATGGGCAAGGCCGGCGTCTCGACCGCGGACATCCTCAACGGCGGACTCGACGGGGCCCTCGCTCTTGCCGCCGCTGGGCAGATGGATGTTGCCGAGGCTGCCGAGCTCGGTGCCACGGCGATGAACGTTTTCAACCTCAAGGGCGACCAGATGTCGCACGTCGCCGATCTCTTGGCTGCGGGCGCGGGCAAGGCGCAGGGATCTGTCTCCGACATGGGGGCGGCGCTGAACCAGTCGGCGCTGGTCGCCAACGCGGCGGGGCTTTCGATCGAGGAGACAGCTGGCTCTTTGGCGCTGTTCGCCTCAAACGGGTTGATCGGATCGGACGCCGGGACAAGTTTCAGGCAAATGTTGCTCCACCTGCAAGCACCTTCTGGCACTGCGCAGAAGCAGATGGACGCGCTCGGTATCTCGATGTACGACGCCAACGGCGAGTTTATCGGCATGACCGCACTGGCCGAGCAGCTTCAGACCCAGATGGCCGGCCTGACACAGGCCGAGCGCGACAAGGCGATGGCGACGATCTTCGGCGCCGATGCCGTCCGTGCCTCCAACATCCTCTACGAGGCCGGCGGGGAGGGCGTCGCAGCGTGGACCGCGAAGGTCAACGACGCCGGTTTCGCAGCGGACACCGCCGCGGCTCTTACTGACAACCTGTCGGGCGACCTGGAGCGGCTCGGCGGCGCCTGGGACACCTTGCTGATCACTCTCGGGCAGGGTGCTCAGGGCGGGATGCGCGAGGTCGTGCAGGCTCTCGAAGGCATGGTCGAGGGTGTCATCTGGCTCGTCGAGGCTTGGGGGAACCTGCCCGGGCCGGTGCAGGCGGCGATCATCGCGCTCGGCGGTATCGCCTTGCTCAAGGGGCCGGTGGGCAGCGCGCTGGAGTCCATCCAGTTGCGGGCCATGTACGCCGCGGACGCCATCATGTCGCCTCGTGCTGGCCTTGCGACTGCGGGGTCCAAGCTGCTGAGTGTGTTCGGCGGCCCGTGGGGACTCGCGTTGGCGGGGGCCGTCACCGGCCTGACACTGCTGACGTCCTGGCTCGGCAGGTCCAGCGTGTCGACGGAGCAGGCCGCCGCCTATCAGGATCGTCTGACCACGGCTCTTGAGGAGTCCAACGGGGCTCTGAACGAGAACGTCCGGGCCATCGCCGCACGCGAGGCTGCGGACACGGACATTGGCGACAGCAACCTGCTCGAGGTGTCCCGCGAGCTCGGCATCGAACTGCCTCGCGTCACGGATGCGCTGCTCGGCAACAAGGCTGCCTACGAAGAGATCGAGGGCGCGGCAGACGCCTACCTCCAGCGCGCTCTCGAACTTTCGGACTTCAACACTGAGGACCCCGGGTTCATAGCTGCGTCCGAGAAGGTTGCCGGCTACAAGGGCGCCCTTGAGGCGCTGTTCCCGAACCTCGCTGAGATTGAGCAGGGGCAGCAGGACGTGGCGGTTGCTACGTCGGAGACCGGCGTAGTTGCTCAGCAGACCACGGTGATGACCGAGGAAGCCACGAAGGCGCTTGAGGACTGGCTGAAGGCGCTTCAGGACATCGCAACGGATTTCGTGGACCCGCTTGAGGCCTACAAGGGTCTTCTCGACGCCAAGATGGCGAAGGAGCGGGAGTCAGCGGAGGCTACTGCTGCTGCGACTGAGGATGCGTCGGATTCGTGGGAGGACTACGCGACCGACGTCACTGTCTCGCTGAATGAGCTTGCCGACAAGCTCGAGGAGCAGTTGCTGGCGCACGATCAGTGGGCTAGGAACATCGGCACTATCACGCAGCGTGGCGGCGCGGACGTGGGTCGCATTCTCGCTCAGATGGGTGAGGAGGGTGTGCAGATCGCCGCGCAGATGGCGAATGGCACGGACGCTGAGTTCAACCGCATGGCGGACCTGCTCAGGCGGGGTGCGCAGCGGGCGGGTGGCGACGCTGTGGCTGAGTTTGACTACTACATGAAGATGATGGAGTTGGTCGGGGCCTCGGGTGGTACCGCCACTGTGCAGGGTCTGGCGTCGGCTCTCGGGCTCGGCGTCGACCAGGTGCGCTACATCGCCGGAATGTACGGTCTGAGCCTGGCGGAGGGCATCAACCCCATTCTCGGAGCAGTCGGCCGGACCCCGGTCATCGTGGCCCGCGGCAGTCAGCCCAACTCGGGGAGCCTCAGTCAGCCGGGGTTCGCTGAGGGCGGCTACACGGGCCCCGGCGCCAAGTACCAGCCGGCGGGCATCGTGCACGCGGGCGAGTACGTGTTGACCCAGGAGCAGGTCAAGCGCCTGGGCCTCCAGAGCATCGAGGCGTTCGCCAACCGGGGCTACGCGAACGGCGGCTTCGTGACTTCCGCCGATGTGCCGCGCCCGTACTCGACCGCTCCGGCAGGCTATCCAGTTTCCACCGCAGGTGACGGGACGATGGAGACCGGCTACAGCGCTGTCACGTCGTGGCTCGACTACCTGAACGCGCTGCGTGCGGCCCAGGAGGCTGCCGCGGCTGCTGCCGCCGCCACCGCCGCAGGCCCGCTTGGTGGCGGCGCCGTGGGTGGTAGCTGGCAGTCCATCTGGGAGCACGTCCACCGGGCGATCCCCGAGGCGCGGATCAACTCCACCTACCGTGCCGGCGACCCGGGGTACCACGGCAAGGGCAAGGCCATCGACTTTGGTTTCGGCACGGGCCCTGGTGGTGCAGGTTCGGCTGGTCTCGCGTCGATCAACCGGTACATCCACGACACGATCGGCGTCAACCTCGCCGAGCTGATCTATGACGGCATCGGTGACGACCGCCCGGACCTGAAGAACGGTCGACCGCTCACCTACAGCGCGTCAACGCAGGCCGAGCACCGCAACCACGTGCACGCCGCGACCTACGACCAGGGCGGCACGCTGCGGCCCGGCTTCACGATGGCTTACAACGGCACGGGGCGGAACGAGACGATCCGCACGGCAAGCCAGGAGGCGGCGCTGAGTGGTCCGCAGCCGGTTCTGTTGCAGCTTGAGGGTGACGCGGTGACGGCTCTGCTCCGGGGTGAGGTCGTCGAGACGCTGGGGACTCGTCGGGCCATCAACACGATCGAGACTGGTCTGGTTGTCAGCGGGCGGGAGCGGGCGTGATCTCCTGGGGCACGCTGACCATTGGCGGCGTTTCGTTTCGCGAGGGTTGGGCGATTGAGGAGTCCGACGGCGGGAAGATCGCCGTCAGTGGGTCGCCGACGCCGACGGATAGTGCGGCTGTGGCGCGGGCGAAGCATCGCAGCGTGGTCAGCATGTCTGGGCAGTTGGTGCCGGTCGTGTTCGGCGACAAGGCCATGCTGTCTGGCTTCTACCGGGTGGATAGCTCGTCGTCGTCGTTGATGCAGCAGCCTGGTGTGGATGCGGCGACGGCGACGTGGCAGCTCTCGCTCACCCGTCTCGGCACCGAGCGCGATGTCGAGTTCCAGTCGCAGGTCCCAACGATCGCCCGCCAGTCGGAGATCGCGGGCACGGCTTCGTTCTGGCACGCACCGCCGGGCAGCTTCGATGACTACTTCACTGGCGGCACGGTTCCGAGCTCAACGGTGACGCGCACTGGTTCCGAGGGCGCGATGACGGTATTCCGCGGCATCCCAACCGACGTGACCCCGCGTTGGACGGTGGGCGCCGCTGACTATCTGCGTGGCGCATCCCGGATCACGTTCGACGGCATCCGGCATGTGGGCACGGATTCGCCGTCCGGTGCGTGGTCGGTGAGCAACAGCCTGCTGGACGTCCGCTCGACAGCCGGCGCTTCGGTCGAGGTGTCGGTAGTCGCTGCCGACGGTGCACTCAAGTCGACGAAGGGTTGGGCGCCGACGGTCAACGGCACGGCACCAACGGGCGCGCCGGAGTTCACGATTCTGCGCAACGACCCCGAAGAGGTGGTCGTGCGCCTGTCGTACGCATCGTCGCCGGGTCGGATGACTGTGGACCTGTCCCTGCGCCGTGGGGCTCGTTTCGTCACTGCGGTTATGAAGCGTCATTCGGCGGCGACGTTGGGCATCGCGCGTACTGCTGCGGAGTCTGCGGGCGTGGTGACGGGCGGTCTGCGGGCGTCGTCGGCTGATGGTGACGGCAACCGGTTCGTTGTGGGTTCGACGCGCACGGTGACCACGGCAACGGGTACGGCGTCGATCAGCAAGGCGGCTCAGGTGCGGCTGGATTTCTTCGTCGGCCACGAGGTGGGTTCTTCGCCTGCCTCGGGTGATGCGTTCGCCGACCTGTTCGCGGCCTATCTCGGCACGCAGTCGGACCGGACTAAAGCTCTGCGCCGCTAGGTCAACCTGCTCAGGCGTTCGGTCGATAGGCGCAACTCCTCCGTCTCGCGGGCTAGCGCGGCCGTCTCGGAGGCGAGCGCATCCGTCGTGCGCGAGAGGTCTTCAGTGGCCTTCCGGCAGGCCGCGACTTCGGGCATCTCCATGAGTCTTTGTAGCCAATTCATGCCGTCCATTGTGCGACCTTGACTGACAGAACGGGGGCTCGTCATCGCCGTAACCGAGACCCTCTCGGCATTGGGCCAGTGGTCGCTCGCCCTGTCCCCCGAGACCCCGGACGACGTTCGCGCCAAGCTCGGGTTCTTCGGCCACGTAGCCATCGTGCGCGGGGCCGTGGATGTGGACACGCTCGGTGACGCGATCCTTCCCCGCGCCCGCTATGTCGGTGTGCTGCGGCAGAAGGGTGTCGGCGACGACCTGACGCTGTCCGGTTCGGCGATGGTGTTCTGGCTGGGCGATGAGGACGGCAAGGGCCACGTCATCGAGACGCCGGTCGTGCTCACGTCGGCCACCATCGCCGCGTCGGCTGCTGCGATCCTGCCGCCGACCGTCACCGTCGGCACGATCTACCCGCTGGCGAACCCTGCCGCGCGCTACACCGGCAAGCACGTCTACCAGTCTCCGCGCGAAGCCTTGCAGATCATCTGCGACGCGTTCGGGGTGGAGTTCCGGGTCAACGCCAACGCCACCGTCGACGTCGGCCGCCCGGATCAGCTCTACAACACGACGGCGCCCGACTCGATCATCGTGCGCAACGGGGCCGGGTCCGACGTTGACCTGACCGCCGTCAGTGGCAGCTACGACACCGAGCAGGGTGTGTTCGACTACTCGAGCCGCGTGCTGCTGCTGGGCCAGTCCACCGGTGAGGGTGGCGAGGCGGGCGACGTGTTCGTCACCGGTGCTGCTGATGCCCCCGTGGTGCCGTACAAGGACATGCGCGGCAACCCGGTGAAGATGACCCGGATCATCTCCGAGTCCGGGCAGACCGAGGGTTCGGTGCAGGCCCGCGCACAGTTGCAGCTGAACCGGTTCAACCGGTCGACGCGGGCGCTGGCTGTGGACGCCGATCAGTACCAGGCGGACGGTGTGTTCGTCGTCGGCGATGGCACCTACGTGTATGACCCTGACGCCGGCGTGGTCGACACGGCGCGCGAGATCCCGTTTCGCGGGGAGCTGCTGCACCCCGACCTGATCCGCATCTCCTCGGTCACGTGGCCGATCAGCGAGGGCCACACGGTCGCCTTCCGCACCGACAGCGGTGTGTGGCTGGACCTGACGCGCTGGGTGCAGTGGGAGGCGGGCTCCTCCGGTGGCGGGCTGGGCACGTCGGGCCTGTCGGAGATCATCGTCGGTGACCTGCCCCGCTCGCTCACGTCGCCGTCGGGCAACGCGGTGCAGGACCGGGTCGACGCGGCCCAGCCGACCACGGGCGACGCGTCCATCCCGAAGGCGCCCACCGGTCTGACGCGCACCACGACGACGGCGTTTGGTACGTGGGGCGAGCAGATCGCCTACATCAAGCCGTCGTGGCAGGCGGTCACGCAGAACACGGACAACACGGCGATCACCGACCTGTCGCACTACGAGGTTCGGCACCGGGCACAGTTCCGCGCACCGGGCTGGTCGGGCACGGAGCTCACGTCGGATCTGACGTTGGACGTCGTTGCCGCGCCTGGGCTGATGTACGACCTCGAGGTGCGGGCCGTCGACAAGGCGGGCAACGGGTCGGACTGGGTGGCGTTCGAGCCGATCATGGCGGCCACGGATTCCGGTGCTCCCCCTGCGCCTGCTGACCCGGTGGTGACCAGCAACCTCGGCCAGCTGAAGATCCTCTACATCGGCACGGACAACCTGGGCAATCCAATGCCGGCGGACACGTTGAGTGTCGGCGTTTACGTGGCCCCTGTCGAAGACTTTGAGATTGACGACGTCGATGTCGAGCACGTCACCGACCTCAACCCGTTTATCGAGGGCTATGCGTTCGGCAAGACCCCGTACTGGACGACGGTATGGGTTCGCCTCTTTGCGATCGACGCGGCCGGAAATCTGTCGGCGTCGTCTGCTGCGATGCCTAGCTACACGTTCCCGGTGCTCTCGGATGACATCTTCGCGGGCGCTGTGGGGTCGGAGAAGCTCGCCGATCTGGCCGTCATCACGGCGAAGATCAACGACCTGGCCGTCAATAACGCGAAGATCGGGAACGTCGCCGTCGGTAAGCTGACCGCGGGGATCATGTCCGCGGACGTGACCATCTCGGGCCGGTTCACGACGGCGCTGACGGGTGCGCGCGTCGAGCTGAATGCGCTGGGTTTCCAGAAGTACGACGCGGGCGGCCAGTTGATGGTCAGCATCACCGGCTCGGATGCACTGCTGACGGGCCGGTATCGCAGCGCCGTCTCCGGCCGCCGCATCGAAATGGGTTCCGGTGGCGGCGTCGGGGAGATCGACTTCTACGCCCCGGACAATGCGGTCAGCTTCCTGCGCTCCTACACCGACGGCACGATGGGCCGCGAAGGTCTTCAGCTCGGCACGCAAGTTTCCGGTGCGTCCGGCACATGGAACTCCATCTTCTACAACCAGCAGGAATGGGCTTCTTACCAGACGAAGATCCACGACTTCGTCTTCCAAGACTCTTGGTCGGTTATTCAGACCGCCAATCAGGGTGTATCGCTGGGCACTTTTCGGATGCAGATCAACCCGACGGGTTGGGCGCTTCGAGCCGGTATCTCAACCGATCCCAGTCGCTACGTGTCATACGACTTCCTGAACGGTCACTTCTCCTGGAACTTCGGGGCCGCCCGCGCCGAGGTGACCGCGCCTCTTGTGTCGACGGCATCCCCCGCGCTGGTCCTTGGTGCGGCCGACGGGTATGGCGCGATCCTGCGTGCATCAACGTCGGGCGGCGTGTTCTTCGACGTGCGCACCATCTTCGACAACGGCTTCCTGGGTCTGCGGGCCGGCGCCTACGTGGAGAACTCGGATGCGCGCGGCAAGACGGCGATCAAGGATGCGCCGATCTCGGATGCGTTGACGAAGCTGGCGGGGATCAAGGCGAAGAAGTTCCGCCGCAAGGATGCGAAGAGTCGCAGCGTCGTCAATGAGGCCGGGGAAACGGTCGTCATTCACGAGGACGGCGACGAGGAGCTCGGCGCGATCGCCCAAGAGCTTCCCGCCGAGGTCGTGCACAGCTCCGCCGAGGGCGAGTTGGGCGCGAATCACATGGGCCTGATCCTGCTCGCCATCGCCGGTATTCAGGAACTCGATGCGCGCACAAAGGGGAAAAAGTGAGCCTGCCTGTCAGCAGCATCAAGGTCGGTCCGTGGACGTATGCGGTCGTCACCGACCCAAAGGCGATCGCTGCTGCGGCCGAGGGGAATGTTCCCGAGTCCGGCACATGGGGTGCGTTCAGCGACCACGAGAACCTGATCATCGGCGTCAACGAGGCCAACGCCGACGACGTTCTGCGCATGAGTGTTCTGCACGAGGTTATGCACTGTTGCCTGCGGATTAGCGGGGCATGGCCGTCGCAGTACGCACGACTGCTGGCGACGGCCGAATGGGACGACTGTGGCGTGGACGTCGAAGAGTTCATGATCGCGGGTTCCGCCGGTGGCCTTTTATCTGCCTTGCGGGAGAACCCGGATCTGGTCGCGTGGCTGACGGAGGCCGAGAAGTGAGCCTGCAACCGGACGGCTCGTATGCCTGCGATCGCTGCGGGCTCGATGTCGGCAACGGCGGCGTGGATGTGGCCGCGATGATCGCCGACCTGCACCCCGACAACCCTGGCATTCCCCGTTCACTGCACCTGTGCCGGGCCGAGCGTGACGGTGCCCCTCGTGGCTGCGTCGGCAACGTGCTCGGCCCGGGAACGCTCACCCACTGGACTGAGAGGCAGGACTGATGGCCGACTTGCAGATTGATGTGCTCGGTGCGGCCCGAGAAGGAGCGCAGGAGCTGGGTAACCAGCTCGTCGACCTGACCCTGGAGCTTGCGGGTCAGCGCGCGGTCAGAGAGGCGCAGCAGAAGCACATAAAGGAACTGGAGAAGCAGTCCGCCGAGTCGGCGGAACTTACCCACAAGCTCGCCGACATGTCCCGCCAGGTCGACGCGCTCCGCCGCCAGGTTGCCGAGAGGGACGCCGAGCTGGCCGAGCTGCGTCGCGGCGACGACGGGACCTCTCCGGCGCTCGTTCCCGCCTGACGTGACGGCACCGCTCTCCATCCGCCGCGGAGTCCCAGCGCGACGCGCGAACATCGACGAGGCGTTCGACGTGCGCGTCCTCGTCAGGCTGCGTCGGCTGTGGATGGGTGGCGACTCGGCCCGCAGCGTGCCGCTGGGTGATGGCCGAATCTTGTGGCTGTTCGCTGACACGTGGTGGCCGTGGCCTGGCAGCAATGAGCGCAACGGGGCGATCATCACCTCGGACAGCATCGCCATCCAGACCGGCTACGACCTGACCACCGCCACGATCACGTTCCACCGTGCGACCACCCCGAGCAGCAAGTGGTTCTACATCTCGGCGACGCACTTCGCGTGGCCGATGGATGCCGTGGTCATCGGCAACGACCTGTACGTCACCTCTGTTCGGGTACTCCAGTCGAATCCGCTGGGTGGCGAGTACGGGTGGGCGATTCACAAGGTCGCTAACGCGCTGACTTTGCCGGTCGCTAGCTGGGTGTCGACGCTGCTGTACCAGTCGGGCGACACCGGTACGCGACCAGTGTTCTCGCCCTACATCGGAAACGACGGCTACGTGTACGGGTTCGCCATCAAACGGTTCTCCGGCTGGCTGTGGTGCCGGTGGACGCTCGCCAACTTCACCGGCACCGGCACTCAGGGCAACGTGGAGTACGCCACCGGGTTCACCTGGTCCACAGTGGAATCACAGGCACTGGTGATCGCAGCCAACCCTGACACCGCCGAGGGTTCCGTGCACCGCCGCTCCGATGGCCGCTGGGTGATCACCGACAGCACCGGCGTGTTCCCGCTGCTGTCCGGACAGGTGCGGCTGTCAGCGACAACGGTGCCGACCGACTTCTCCGTGATCGCCACCTACGACAACCCGCGCCACGCCAACCCTGAGCTCCTGCCGCCCGACTACTGGACGTACGCGTACAAGGCGCACCCGTGGATGCCCGGTGGCGGCTTGGTCGTGTCCTACGTGGACAACGCGGCTGGTGCACCGGATTTGTCGATCTACTGGCCCAAGTTCCAGCGGCTGTCGGTCTAGGGCTTCCACTCGTCGCGGTAGTCCGGATGGTCGACGTGCGGCAGGGCGAGAGCGCGCAGGGTGGGGCACGGAGCCGCATCGTCGTCCACCCGGCAGTAGCCGCCACTGTCGAGGTCGCTGTGCAGTTCTACGATCCGCCGCTTGGCGGCGCACTCGGCTAGCACGAACGCTGGGTCGATCGACAGGTACGGGCCTTCCTTTTCGATCGTGTACGGATGCCAGGGCGACGACTCGTCCTCGTCCCAAGCCTGCTGGTACTGGCGGACGACCTCTTCAGCGATCGCAATCCGCGCCAGCAGGAACTCGCTCAACTCCATGCGGGCCAGTCTGCCGCGTCCTGTGACAGGCCCGCCGCTCACATCTGCCCGGAGGTGCACATGGCCGATTCCGAACCCGTCATCGACTGCGACGACGAACCGAAGCTGACCGCCGAGGAATGGGCGCAGATCGAAGCAGAGGAGGCGGGCGACTGATGGCGCGGATGCCGAACGCCGAATGGAAGCCGCTCCCCAACGCGAGCTCCACCCGCATGACCCGCTACGACATGGTCATTCTGCACACCACGGTCGGCTCGTTCGAAGGCACCGACGGCTACTTTCGTCGGCTGACCAACGGCGTCAACAGCCACTTCCTCACCGGCGGCTACGGCGAAATCCGGCAGCTCGTCGACACCGCCGTCCGCTCCGGCGCCTCCGGGGCAGGCAACCACCGCTCCATCAGCGTCGAGAACGCCGACATGGGCCCCGGCTTCCCGAGCTGGAACACCAACAACGGCGCCGACGTGCCCGCCTTCACTCCGCAGCAGATCGAAGCTAACGCCAACATCTGCGCCTGGGCCAACCTCCAGCACGGCATCCCCCTCGTCGCCGCCGACACATCCCGCCCCTCCGCCCGAGGCATCGGCTACCACCGCCTCGGCTGCAACCCGTGGCGCGTGGCTGACGGCGAACTGTGGTCCTCATCCACCGGCAAGGTCTGCCCCGGCAACCGCCGCATCGCGCAGATCCCCCAGATCATCGCCCGCGCACGCCAGATCGTCGCCGAACTCAACGGCGCACCCCCCGCACCAGCGATCCAGGAGGACGACATGGGACACGTCGACAGCATCAGCGTGGACGCACTGAAGGCCATCAAGGAGTTCGTCTGGCGCGACCCGCTGCCCGAGAACCAGGGCGCCGCCATCCTGCGCCTGATCGCCCTCAGCGACGGCATGTCCGCGCTCATTTCCCGCCCCGGTGTCGACGTCGACGAAGCGCAGATCGCCCGCGAACTCGCCCCCCTGCTGAAGCTCCAGATCGCCAGCCTCACCCAGGCCGACCTCGAGGGGATCGCTCAGGTGGTCAATGACGAGTTCGCCCGTCGCCAGGCTTCCTGACCCCGGTGCTGACCGTCATGCCGCGCGACGAAGACCGGCAACTTCTAGCCACCGTCGAAACCGTGCGCTCCTACTGGCCCGGCTGGGACCGCTTCCTCGTCGGCTGGTGCGCCCTGTTCCACATCGCGCTAGCCGCACCCCTAGCGTTCGCGCCCGCCCGGCAGATCATCAACGCCGGCACCGAACCGGTGTTCGAGATCGCATCCCGACAGGTGTGGTCGACGATCTTCCTCGCAGCCGGGCTACTCACCATCGCCGCCCTGCACTGGCAAACCGCGCCGGTCCAGTTCATCACCTGGCTGACAGTGTTCGGCGTCGGCGGCGCATGGCTGACCGCTTTCACGCTGGCAGTCCTCGACGACAGAGGCTCCGCGATCGGGGTCACAGTGTGGCCCTTCCTCTACGGGCCGTGGGCTGTGGCCGGTATCCGTATGGCTCTCGGGAAGCGGTGACCTTTGTGGCTGCACGGGGGATGGGTGTCGGCAGCGGAGGCACCTACGCAGTCCGGGGTATCGGATCAACTGATCATCGTGATCGGCGGTGTCGTCACGGCGGCGATCGTGGCGCTGGGTGGCGTGATGGTGGCCATCGTCAACCGGGGCGGCGGTAAGACCACGGCTTCCCCGCCCGCGCCGACACCGGCCGGCGGCGACCACGAACTGTATGAGCGCACCGCCGTACTAGCGCGTCGGGCCGACGACTCCGACGAACGCTTCGACGTCATCGACAAAGCCCGAGCGTCCGACCGCGACGACCTCGATGACGTTCTCGACTATCTCGACGACAAACACCCGGGGTGGCGGCGCTGATGCCTGACGGTCGACGCCGCTCCCGGGAGGGCTGGGCCGACTCGATGGAGTCCGGGCCGCCCGAAGCACCGGCCCACGTGCACCGCCTGCCGGGTTCCGTGCGTGCCGCCCTCGCTGGCCTCGCCGTTGTTTCTCTCCTGCTGCTTGTGGCGGTGAGCCTGATGGCGATCTCCGTCTATCAGGCCGACCAGTACGTGCAGGGCCGTGGCGAGTACCGAGACGCCGAAGCCCAGCGCATGGAGCAATACATCGGCCAGGTGGTGTGCGACATCCTCGCCGAATTTCCGGCCGGGGATGCGCGCGCTGACCGTCTACGTGGCCGCTACGACTGCCCCATTCCCGCCGACCCGCCTTTATGACCCGCAGATAAACCCCGCTAAACCCGATAAAGGAGCCCCCATGTCCAAGTGGTCTGACGCAACCGAGCCTGCCCGCATCCGAGCCGTCGTCACCGCGATCGTCGGTCTCGCCGCAGCCCTCGGTCTCACCCTGCCCATCGACCTGCCCGGTGCCGCCGAGGTGCTGATCCCGGTGCTTGCGTTCGTGCTGCCGCTGATCCAGGGCGAGACCACGCGCGCCGTCGTGTCGCCCGCCAAGCACGTCGTCACCCCGCAGACGCCTGGCTTCCCCGACCACGCCGCCTGACCCTCCCCCACCCCGCCCGTCACACCTAGCTCGAGGAGACCCTGGTGGCCCTGCCCCCTGGCATCACCCCCAAGACCGTCACTGTCGGCATCGCCTCGTTCTTCGACGGGTCGCTGGCGGAAGGCACGGCCACCATCACCGCCCCGGTGAACGTGGTGCACACCCCCAGTAACCGGCCAATCTTCTCGTCGCAGATGTCGCACCGGTTCGTGGACGGGGAGACGTCGTTCAACCTGGCACCGACGGACGCACCGGGACTGAACCGGGTCGACTGGACGTACAAGCTGAACGTGGTCATCTCGGGCGCCCTCGTGCAGCCGGACCCCGTCTACTTCACCCTGCCAGCGGCCGGCCCGGACATCATCGACCTGGACTCCCTCGTCACGGTGCCGTCGTCTGCTGGCATCCCCATCTCGGCGACCGTGGTGACCAGCGTCAATGGGCAGATCGGCGACGTCACCGTGGCAGGTGGCGACGGTTCCCCCACCGGTGGTGCTGGTGGCGCCCTGTCCGGCACCTACCCCGATCCGGGCCTGAACTCGGGCGCGGTGGACGAACTCGTGGCGGGCCGTATCGCCGACGACACCAGCGACATTGCGGGCGCGCTTAGGGGGGCCTTCGCGCACCTCGACGACGAGGGCGTGCTGGTCATCGGAGACGAGCCGGTCGGCGGGAGTGGCGGGGGCGGGGCGGCCACCACGAGCGCCAGCGACCTGACGTCCGGCACGCTGGCCCCGGCGCGCATCGCAGACGGGTCGCTGCCCTTCACCAAGATGACCGGCACCCTGTCCGACGGGCAGATCCCGGCCGGCATCGCCCGCGACACCGAGGTCGCGTCCGCCGTGGCTGCGCTGGTCGCCTCTGCCCCCGGCACTCTGGACACCCTCGACGAGCTGGCGGCTGCTCTGGGCGACGACGCCAACTTCGCCGCCAGCACGGCCACCGCGATCGCGAACGCGAAGGCGCGCGCGAACCACACCGGCACGCAGGCCATCTCCACCGTCACCGGGCTCCAGACCGCGCTCGACGGCAAGCTCGACGTCGACGACATCACGCCGGCGACGGCGGCCGACGTCGCGTTCACGCCGACCGGCAACATCGGGGCGACCAACGTGCAGGCCGCCATCGCCGAGGTCGCCGCCGAAGCGTCGGGCAGCGGTGGCGGCGGTATCGACGCGGGCTACGCCGCCAACCAGCAGATCCTGTCGAAGGTCAACCGGGCGCTGCGCAACCGCATCGCGCCGAACACCGGCGTCGCCATCGAGCAGCCCACCGCCGGGGTCTACAACCTGTGGCAGCGCATCACCGCCGGTCAGTGGCTGCGCGCCACCCTGGGCACCCGCACGAACACCAACGGCGGGGTCAGTCACCTGATCACCGAGCTGCGCCTGGCGACCCCGGTCGTCGGGGTCAACGACAACGACGCCGCGATCACCTACACCGGCACCTGGACGCAGGGCACCAACGCCGGCGCCTACGGCGGCGACTACCGCTACGGCGCCACTGCAGGCGCGACCGCGTCGTACACGACCCCGGCCGCCACCACCCGGGTCGGCGCGAAGATCGGCGCCATCTCCAACGGCGGCCTGTTCTCCGTGAAGATCAACGGCGACCCCACCCGCGCCCGGATGCTGCCCACCGCGCAGGACATGGTCGAGCGCGGCCTGTACCCGAACACGATCCTGATCGCCAACGGCGGCACCCTCGCCCCCACCGACCGCGTCATGGACGGCTTCGGCACCGGCGCCTGGGACTACACCTACCTGTGGGCCGACGACCTACCCCCGGCCGCGCACACCCTGCTGCTCACCACCACCGGCTACCAGCGGGCCGCCGCAACCGGGTTCCGCGGCTACTTCTCCGCGTTCATCCACGGGCAGGCGCAGTCCATCGGCGCCGCAGGCACGATCGCCCCCGTCCTCATGCAGATCGACCCCGGCGCGGGCACGTCCGCCTTCGAGTACGCCATCGCCGGTCGACCCGCATCAGAGGCCAGCAGCTCCGCGGACGCCTTCTTCGGCACCGTCCACGACAACGAGGCCGAGACGTCGCTGACCGTGCGGGTGGACGGCGCGACCGTCACCCCGACGGTCGGCGCGGCCCCGGTTGTCCCGGTGGAGAGGGCGACCATCACCAAGGTCAGCGAGCTCCGCCATCCCAGCGCCGGGTCGGGCGCCGCCGGCAAGGTCGCCGACGTCACCACCGTCTACACCCTCGACCGCGACGGCTGGCACATCGACGTCGACATCGACTGGACCGTGTCCATGCGCCTGGGCGCGGCCTACGCGATGATGCCCGTCCTCGGCAGCACCGCCACCTCCGGGCAGAGCGGCCTTCGCGGCATCGCCTTCGACCGGGCCGACGTCCTGGAGAACGCGGCCGGACCGTTCCGCTTCACCGGCGGCTCGGACGCCTACTTCGGGTCCAGCAAGTCCGCCGCCGCCTGGATGTGGCAGTCCACGGGTCCCATCGTTGCCGCCCTCTACATCGAGGACGTCGCCGCGTTCACCGACGACTGGGTCAACTCGGCCGGCTACTTCACCTCCGTGCAGGACCGCCTGGGCACCGTCGTGAAGACGTACATCTCCCGCATCGGCTCCGGCGGCATCAACACCTTCGAGATCACCCAGCCCGGCGACAACTGGACGTGGCGAGCCCACTACCTCGTCGGCTACAAGCGCGAGGGCGCCGACGCGGTGTTCTCCGGATGACACCCCGACTGGCCAAGGTCGGCGGGCAGGTCGTCGACCTGCTCGGCAACGCGGGCGCCGCGGCGACCATCACCAAGCAGGGCAACTTCCAGTCCTACGCGGCGAACCCCTACTCGGCCTACACCGGAATGTGGGGCCACTACCGCAGCGAACTGCTCGTCGCCGAGTCGTCGATGACCGTGACCCCCAGCACCTTCCCCGCCGGCACGGTGTTCAACTGGGACGTGACCCCCGCCCCGGACTGGGGCGGCGTCAACGGCTACCTGCACCTGGACTACGGCAACTACGACTGGTCGCCCGGAACGATCACCCCCAGGCAGGTCAAGAACATCACCGACCTCACCCTCGACGTCGGCTGGACCTACCAGGGCGACCCGTCCTCGGGGCTGCTCAGCGAGCTGTGGCTGTCCTCCCAGGCCGCACCGTCCGGCCAGTTCCCCAAGATCCGGGAGATCGGGTTCTTCCCGAAGTTCTCCCCCGGCGCACAGGCCTTCGTCGCCAGCCTGCCCAACGTCAGCACCGGCTCCTTCGTCGACTCCGCGGGGCTCACCTGGAACGTGAAGAAGTCCGCCATCTACTACATCGCCTACCGGCCCGGCTACGCCGACTTCCAGGGGGTCCTGCCCTATCTCGACTACCTGGAGTTCCTCCAGGCGGCCGGGGAGATCACCGGCGACGAGTGGTACAACGGCGTCGCGTTCGGCGTCGAACCGTTCTCCGGCGCGGGCAGCATGACCATCACCGAGTTCGCGCCCACCTACTCCGGCGTCTGACCGGGCGCGCGTAGGGGGCGCTAACAGCTACCCCCGCACCACCGCGAGACCCCGGCCCCCGTCTGCTCACTCGAGCAGGCGGGGGCCGCTCTTCGCGTTGTGGGGCAGTTACGCGGTCGAGTCCCTGAACTCCGGGTGCTGGCCAGCCATGTGGCGATGCAGGTTTTGGAACG